ATGGACCTATTAAGGGTCTGGTGAATCGTAATGGGTCACTGCTAAAAGGTTTAGCTAATCTTCAGGGAATATATCTCGATGGGACCGCAGTTGCTGAAACAAATGATGATTCAATCGGATCAAGCTCTTCGATCTCAAATTCTAGCTATGTGACGCAGGGAGGGGCAAGCTCAGTAGAGGTAATCTTGAATGAGCTAGGGAAAGATATAGCGCAATCCAGATCAATTAGAAGAGAGTTTGGTGGCGACGAATTTGATGCGAATACAAGAACATTTTTTATTAACCGTGCATTTACATCTCACTTGGATGACGGGCTGACTATAGCAGGTGGAGAGGTGTCAATATTTGGTTACAACTTTACAAGATTTAGCCCGGTCTTTGCATATTTAAGAGATCATAAATCACAAACTATACCGGGGTTTTACGGACAGTATGGTTTAAGAGTTATTGATTACATAGGCCCAAGAAACTTTTCAGTTAATTTAGCCTTGCGTGAAGATGGCACACAAGACAATGCAAGCTCATCATTACAGCAACCAATATCATTTCTTAAACATGACTCCAAAGAAATATATTTTGTATCATTCAATACTGCTCATCCTTTTAATGTAGGAACTGATTCTTGGATGGTATCTGGAGACGAGGATTTTTTAGACCCGGATATAGGGTCTCAATCAAGAACAAGAGTTGTAAATGAAATATTACAACATCTTACATCATTAGGAGGTAACAAAGGTCTAAACAATATACAGTTCTCAGACGCTACAGATACAACACCGCAGGAAAAATATATAAACAATCTAATTGAGTCGTATGGCATGGTAGAGTCATCAGTTTCTATCTTAGAGAATATAACCACTAAGTTAGCGTCTATGATGAACTCACAATCTGAGACTCCTCCGAGGGGAGTCCTTGAAACAAATGAGCCTCAAAGCCGCATGTCTTTAGTGCAGAACTCAAAAGCATTTGTTGTTATAGATGGGTCTGAACTAAACTTCGCATCAACTTCTGGTAATGACGATGCAATAAAAAGCTTCTTAGATGAAGATGATAATATAAATTTAAATAAAAGAATAAGCTTCACAGCTACAGCAGGTTCTAGTCTTAATGAGACAATTAATTTTTTATATCCTATATTAGATAGCAGTGGTAACTGGTCAGGATCTGTCGGTGGATTCTTGATCATAGCTATGAATTCTGCCACCGTAAGCGCTAATAACTTTAGGGGAGGAGAGAATAATCAACATCAAGGTTTAGTCACAAGCGTTAGTAGAACAGATGTTCAATCTTTAATAAATATTAATTCTTTCGGGGTGGGATCTGTCCGTGACATGGGAGATTCTAGATCAACTGGAGGCATCAAATATAATTACTCTAATATTTTAAGTGAACTGAAAATTGGATCAGAATCACAAGAGCCACTTAAATATTTCTCTGACGTTTTTATAGATCATGAAAAAAACACAAATCTTCTTGGGCCTTTTAAAACTGTCGGACAAGTTCAAACGATAAAAGATGATGGCAATATCTTAACGCAAGATTACGTTTTAAATGATCCAGTTGATGCCGAACAAGGATTGCCATTAGAGGAAGGATCTAACGACAGTAGAGATCAAGGTGGTAGTAGTGGACCGGCTAATTTTTCAGACTGGGATAACAATACTATTTCATTCGATGAAGATTCAATACCTGTCACTCACATAGTAGAAAATCCAAACGTAGATAAAGCATTTATAACATTACAAGTAAATGCATTATTTGATACTGCGATAAAACGTCTAGGGGAAGGCGATGATCAATTAAATGCTGGAGACAAATTCCCCGGAGTTCTAAATATAGAAGTAGAGATAGGAAAATTAAATTTACAAGGTCAACAACAACCAGCTTATAAGAAAAATTTTCAGATAATAGCCTTGATAGAAGGAGCAGCCATTATTGATGTAGGTAACCCAGACTCTAAAATTTTTGAAGATAGTAGTTATAAATACATAAGTGAACTTAATTATATCGGAGGCGTAGATAACACTTTCGAGCCTTTCGAGCTTCCTAAGCTAGAGACTCCTAACTCAGCCAATACAATTGAAGGAAATAAAGAAAAAAGATATATAAAAGTCACAAAATTATCCACTGAATCAAATTCAGTATTAGTGGGTAAATCTGTGGACCTAGTAAAAGTCACAGAAATAATAAATGTTAATTGTAGCTATCCATTTTCATCATTAATGGGTCTGAAGTTAGACTCAAGAACTTTTGGCAGTATACCCACCAGAACTTTCGAAGCTAGATTAAAAAAGGTAAAAATACCTAATAATTATTTTCCACTGCACTTAGATACTTTAGAAAGGGATAAAAGATATTATAATACAGAGTTTGAATTTGCTAATACGAGCGATGATGACAAGTTAATCTATGTAGGAGATTGGGATGGTGGTTTTAAGTATGATTGGACAGACAATCCAGCTTGGATTCTATATGATTTACTAACAAGTTCTAGATACGGTCTTGGTCAACATATTAAAGAGTCTAAGATAAACAAATGGGAACTTTATAAGATAGGAAGATTCTGTGATGCTGTTGATGATTTAGGGAGATTTGTAGGAGTAAAGGATGGTAGGGGTGGTTTAGAGCCTAGATATTCTTGTAATATAATGTTTCAAGAGGGGACGAAAACTATTGATTCAATAAACATTATAGCTAATTTATTTAGAGGTAGTGTTTTCTATAATCAAGATGAAATAAACTTTTTAGATGACAGGCTAAGAGATCCGGTAGCTTTGTTTAGTAACTCAAATGTCAAAGATTCTCTGTTCACTTATGCTAATCAACGTAGGGACGAACAGTTCAATGCTATTGAGGTTGTTTATATAGATAGATTTGATGATTACAAAACTAAAATAGAATACATAGAAGATGAAGAAGACATAGCACAAAGGGGTTTGTTTAAAAAACAAATCAATGCTTTAGGAGTCACATCGAGAGCAATGGCTAATAGAATTGGTCAACACTTTATTTTTCAAACTATAAAAGAAAATCAAACTGTTAGCTTTACTACTGGTGGAGAAGCTTTACTGTGTAAGCCGGGAGATCTTGTTATAGTAGAGGATGAATTAAAATCATTAGAGTCTAACTTTGGTAGAGTTCTAGCAGTAAACACTGACGCAGATGGTGACAGCAAAACACTTAGACTAAGTGAACCTGTAAAAGTTCCAACTTACACAAGTGGTATAACTGTTTACGCACCGACTGGACAACAAACCCAAAGAGATCTTGAAACACTTGGATTTAACAGACAAAGATTAACTGGATTCCAACTTACTGGAACTCTACCACCAACACATTCTGCTAGTAGCACTCCTCACGATGTCGGGATGGGGACAACAACTACAAATTTTAGTAGCTTTGTAACTGATTACAAATTCTCCGGGTATTCAGCTGGGTATTCAAATTTCCAAACTAGAAATGAGGATGAAAACTTGTCGCTTAGATATGATAAGAGTTATCCTGTTTATACTGGTTCTGACAATCAGATAATTTATTTTAGACCAGAACACACGGGCTGGGTCTTTGCTGTAAATAAAGGTTTCCAAGATAATACATCTTTTGATAAATTTATATCACAAACAGGAACTAGTTTAGCAGCTATAAATACTGGTTTTGTTTTTGAATATGCTAACGGTGGGGCAGGGTTGGATGTAGATAGGAGAACTGGACCGCCGCTTTCCACTTCTGGAATTTTCGCAAATGATCTGGGCCAATTGACACAATTCACACAAGGTGTCGTTGAGAGTGAAATAGATCTATTTACGAAACCTCAAATAATTGATTTAGCTATAACAGGAATAAAAGCAACCGGATTTGGATCTATCGTCTTAGTCGATGAGAACGATGTTAATGCGAACCTTGTAGACTTTATACCTGTAGGCAGCGCTTACAGAATTAAAAGAAAAACATCTGATGATCAAGTATACAAGATAATATCAATAAGGGAGGACAACCCTAATGAGTATGGAATTGTGGCAACTAAATACAAAAGTGGTAAGTTCGATAAAATTGAAAACTCCATATCAATAGAAGAGCCTGAAAATACTTTTGGATATACAGCTCAACATCAGACAAATGGTGTCATATATGAAACACTATCAAGTCCTGAATTAATTAAGGTGGGACTTACAGACACTCCAAACGTAGGTGGAGATATGGGAGAAATGATAACTGGATCTTGGAGAGATGTAGATAATGCAACAGGATACAAAGTTGTTCTTAGATCTCCTAATCAATCTGTCTCTACTCAAATACTCTCTAGCCCTAGTATAAGCGCCACACAACATCACAGCGGATTTTTCTCAGGCATACGCTCATTAGGTCCGTATACGTTCTCTGTGGCTGCTCTAGGTGATAGATCTGCAATACAAAAAAGATATTATGACTCAGATTTCTCTACGAGTGGAATAGTAAACTTGTTCCCTAATAATTTTACATTACCTCATGAAAAATCAATGATTTCAGATATAACAATTAGATAAAATGCCAGAATCAACGACATTAGTAGAAATACCATCGCAGTATATTTTAGAGTCAGGTATCCCAAGCTTGGTATCAAGCGGTAGTGGTGTGCATTTAGAAAAAGACGTAACTTTCTCTTTTAATTTTATGAACAGAGAAGGGGCCGAGCTTTCAACTGTGGGTCAAATCAACAACAGCTT